TATGTATTAAGAATATATGTCAAGCATTTTGTGAACACGGTGTACTGTGTGTAAAACTCAAATATACGAGGTTTCGACTTTGCTTGCGATATATATAGTTGCTCAACCAATAGTATCAGATAGTATTGGTGTTGCTTTGTATCCGGCACCATATAGTCCGGAGGAAAATCGATTTAAGATATTGATGGCAGCATTAACATCTGCATTGTCAGTGTGACCACAATTTTGACACATGAATATCTCACCGTTCCGATTTTTCTTATCAACAAGGCCACAGGAGGGGCACGTTCGGCTTGTATCATAAGGCTTGACTCTACGCAGGGAAACACGGTTTTCCTCACAGAGCATTTCAAGCCTTTCAAACCAATAACGTACATTCCAACTGCCGATAACAGAACGCATATTTTTACTCAAGCGTCCTTTGAGTTTTGTACCATGCGTAATGCCTTTCAAGTCCTCTATAACAATAAGACTCACATCGGACATTACGATTCTTTTAGCTGTCAGAGCAATATAATCCCTCAAGGTTTTTATTGCCCGTGCCTTACCTTTAGATCCTTTTTTGCGTCTTTTTACAGTATTAATAAGCCTTTTAAGGTCTTTACCTGTCTGTTCTCCTGTAGATAGAGATGCAAGAGCGTTAATCCCAGTATCAATACCAATGCAATTCGTAATAGGTTTTTTCTTAGCTACTTCAACCTCAAAAGATAACTGCACGCAGTTATTGAAGATTACAAAGGACCCCATTAATCTGCCGAGAGAATTCCATTTATGATATTGACGATGCAGTTTTACAGGTATGTCCAGCTTCAGCTTATTTCCAATATTTCGCAGAGAAAGCCACATGTCAAAATAAGAAGCTGCTTTACCCTTGGATAAAGATACACATGCTGAAGAAAGCGCCATACGTTTACCATAATGTTTAGGCTTTACTAAGAGTTTACCTGTATTTTGAGACAAAGTTTTAGCACTCTTAATCATATCTAAAGCTTCTCTTGCAGCTTGTTGTTTCAACCTTTGACAAAAATAGGAGTGTGGGACTTTGTCAAGAACTGTTTTTACTAAATCTTTTTTGGAGTAGTTTTCAGACCAAAAACAATCTATGTAGCAATTCACAAGGTCTGCATAATCATTAATGAGATGCTGTATTTGCCTTCTCTTTTCTTGTGTTGCAAAACTGAAATGAAGTTTTACAGACCTTGTGAACTTCATGACTACTCCTCCTTTTCTAATTCTTGTATAAGTTTTTCTGTTTTTCTCTTACTTCTTCTCAGACCATATAACCTTGCCGTGAACGAAGTAACAAGACTTACAAAATCTTGCATAAGGTCTTCTTTACCATTTTCTACCTGATTTACGACTTCGAGAGTTATTTGTTTTTCCTTAAGCCACTCTTCAACATAGTTAAAACCAAACCTAGTTAGCCTGTCTTTGTGTTCTACAATAATATGAGTAATACTGCTATCTGTAAGAATTCGCATGAGCTTAGGTCGCTTGTCGTTAAGTCCTGAACCAACCTCTTTAACAACTGCGTGTACTTGCAATCCTTTAGCGTTTGCATAGCGTACAAGTCTTTCTGCTTGTGTATTAAGATTGCTTTTATTCTCTGAGGATGACACTCTAGCATAACAAACAACTTTAGATGGTTTATCTGGTTTGTCTTCGGGTATGAGAATTTTGCCAAACTCATCTTTAAAAGCGTTTGGTATTTGTCCTCGCCTGTATCTATTCCAAGCAGCCCTATATTGAATTCCATGATACTTTGCGTAATCGTTTAATGTCAACATAACAACAGTATATACTATCAAATTCTATTTGTCAAGTGAAGTTTAGGAATACTCGTGATCCATATATGGGGTCTTTTTCCAAAAACTTCTTCTAAACGGGCTATATGGAGCAATCCAACAGTTACGCCATCTGAAAATGTTTTCTTTAGTAAGCAAAGCCGGAGCAGTTATTATTTGTTCATCACCATTTGACATTCTCTGCTTATAAGAACACGCAATCACGTCTATGTCTTTGCTGTCGTACTTCTCAAACTCCTCTATTGCTTGTGGAAGAATAATATCATCTGCGCTTAATAGCATTATCCATTCAGTGCTTAATTCGTCTACCGCTTTATTGCGATCACATCCAATATTGACGTGATTGCCTTTATTGACTATTTTAATGTTGGGCACTAGATTTTGACACTGTGTAGCAATTTCATCAGTTACTCCATGATTGTCTCCAAAAAGAGCCACAACTACTTGTGCTGGCTTTCTAGTTAGATAATGAATTGATTCGCACCATCTAACACCATCTAACAAGGAAGCGTCCATATCCGTTGTAAACAATAGTAAATATTCCAATATCCATATTTTTCCTCTAAGACATCCCTGGTGACTTCCGCTGTAACTTCCACGGTATTTCCCTTCTATATATCAGATGATACAAAATCTCGGCACTTAACCCTGAAGACCGAGAAAATGTATCACTTATTTTTTTTTGACAGCCATCTACTGCGATGATACAAAATGTCGGTACTTAGCCGTGAAAGCCGACAAAATGTATCGCAGCAGTTTTGTGACGAATCGTTGACACTTATTAAGAAGTGTATACAATCTGCCACAATTTCGACTTGTCGCCTAAACGTGTCGATGATTGCAACATAAATGAGCATTTTCCAAAATGGAAATAGTTGGACACACTCCAACAATTGCCTTACTTTTTCAACCATTAAGTAATCCTTAACAGTTGCTTTGCAGACACAATGTCGGCATACGCAGACTATTTGTCATCAATTTTGTGCGACTGGTCGGTCGCTACTCCAACTTTAGGACCCCCTTTGCAGTCGAGGCTTTGTGTCCCAGGTCAGTTCCCCTGCGTGTCTGCTTTCCACACCGCAGTCGCACATTTCATGTTCAAAATCGCAATACCAGACAAAATCCGTCCCGTTTAGCCTTTTTTCAACATTCAATGTTGATTTTGTCGCTCCTGCGTGGTTCCGATGCGCAGCCCCGGTTATAACATTTCGCTATAAGTTCCATTAAGGGGAACATCTAGCATAGCAACCACCTCCTTCACTGTGGTTAGCACCAAAAATTATGGCATCCTTTGTGGTGTACCTTTAGACAGCAAGAATTGTTTTTTATACCTTGCCCACAATTTCAAAATTGGCCACAGCAATTTAAGTAGCCAAAGTTTATTCGTACTGAAAATAATTTTTGGCTTACTACTCAATGTCCACGCTACCCCCACTTTATATTTTTTCACGATTTCCCCCCTAAAACAAAGCGCTAACCATCTTCACTGGATTTTCTCATTTCACCGTTTGGTGAAATAGAACTACACAGTGAAATAATCGATCTATCAACCCCCTATTTCACTCTCACGGGTCATTTCACCATTTGGTGAAACTAGTGATTAGAGTGAAATCCTGCATTTGTAATGCACAATTACTCAACGTCTTGAGATAATTTACTCACTCCTTTCTGCGCTTAACTGCATTCTTTTCTGCGTTTACTTTTCTGCCCACAAGTCTAGTCATGCTTGTCCTGCGCACGAAAAGTTAAACCCACTTGCTAACATTCAGCGGAACGCTTTCTATGCAGCGGTCAATTAGCTCGAAAAAGTGATTTGCGTCTATCTCCTGGTTCATAGACATTCCTCGACCAACGTATTTATACCAGCGCACTTCAAAATCACCACATTTGAAGTTTGGCCTCTCCTCAAGTGCCTCGTCATCCCCCCAATAATAAGCGTGCATCTCAAATACATTTGTCTTATAGTCTTCCCCTGAGTTTTGTGTCGGAGGATAATAATCCTCTTGTGTCCTATTCCATTCACTTGTTTCAATGTACCACGCTAAAAGGCGAAGACCTGCCTCAATATAATTCGGGCACGCAAGCTCAGATACCGGGTTCCCATACATCGCCTGAGCTAAGTTTGGTTTATACTGTTCCATTATGTCTCCTATCATCTTCCCGACTCTGGGAACATGTCCAGTTAGCCTCATAGCTTTTCCGCGACCTCACAAAAATGACTCTACTTGGTATCATCCAGATCTTCTGCCAAAGATCGCAAATCGCATTCTACTATCCACATGTCAGCAACTCTTTCTTCTACACACTTCGCAACATTCGAAATACGGAGACTAAGACACCCATCAAATCCCGTCAAACCATGCTGAATTTTGTTCAATTTACCCGCTAATTTAACCAATCGTTCCGCTATAGCCATGTTTCCCACCTCCTCTTGTTCGATTCGTTGCCTGGCTTCTTTATCTTTCATCGTTTTCTCCTTTCACTCTGTACCATCGCGCCAAAAACCACCCCGCTAGCAAATCCAATCCGTTAGTATTTCCACACACAGGTTCTCTGCCTCTTCTCTATTTGGCTCCGGCGGTAAAGGACTATGAATCAAGGCATCGTAAGCAACGGAGAATAACTCATCTGCTGTTTTCTGCACCTTTTCCAACGACCATTCTCCTTGCTTAATCTCGATCAGTTCTTGTGCATCCTCTCGCAACACATTGATCGTCCCAGTTGAAAGAAACTCTATTCCTAAGCGCAATATTCTAATCAGGTGACTGGCATTCTTTGTATCGTAGTGAAACTTTTCCACTAACTCGCGCCGCTTGGCTCCCAAATCTTTTCCATTCGAATGAGTCATCCTATGTAGCTGTCCGCGAGCATATCCAACAAAGGAACTGTATGCTCTCCGCGAACAGAAGAGATCTCTATTGTCTATTAGCTTTTGCCCCCACTTTGTGCGGATAACGTATAGGTGTTCTGGTAAGAATAGCAATGATAGCACATTAGGGTTAGCCCTTAACATTAAACCGATATACTTACGCAATTCATAAGTTACGGCGTCCCAAACAACCCCATCCTCACCCTTTATTTCTTTAATATGATGTTCCCACTTACTTATCCCTATATATGACTCAAGCGGCCCAATTGCAACGCCCAGCAGATCCTTATCGTCGTGTGCGTTCGGGCCATACTGTTTAACATACGTCCCATGAGCAACGCTTCCTCTGTATCCCAGTAAAATCGTTCTTTCAGGGATTAGCTCTTTTGCTTGTTTGCCGGAAAGACCTTTAAACGTCATCACGTTGTAGCAAGGAAACCCTGTCCTTTAGGGCAGGGAGGGATTGCTACCACCTCCTTAATAATAGTTTTTCGTGATTGTAGTCTTTTCACGTTTTTCTTAATATTCACACTATTATGAATAGTATTACCAAATATATCCATAATAGAAAAATAACCAGAACTTCGTTTACCTTTTACAAATCCACTTCCCTTATCAGTTTGTATGTAGTCAAATTTCCTAATACCAAATAGTTTACCAGTTGGTATTCTCTTTTCACTTCTGATTCCTTTACATTGTTGATAATCACCTTTAGAAATACTTTTCTTATATAGTACATAATCATATGGTTCTATAATTTCACCTTCACTACAGCATATTGCTACTGCATCATTATAATGCTTTTTTGGTAATTGTAGTATTTGCTCTCTTTTAAACTTAGTTTCATATCCAAAACATTCTTCAAAATCACCAAACTGCTTCTTTAACTGAGACTTCACAATACCAATTTCAGTAGCATGTCTTGTTTTACTTCTCATACCTTTAATTTTAAACTCTCCCTTATGAAGTTTCTCATGACACTCTTTACATAACGTAATTAGATTATTTGGTAAATTAGTTCCTCCATTACTTCTAAAAACAATATGATGAATATGCAATTTACCTTTCTTTGTTTTACATTTTTGGCATTGATAATTATCTCGATGTAATACATACGCTTTCACATTATAGAATCCCTTTTGATTACCATTTTGATATTCCCATCTTTTAACATTAGGATTGGATATTTTATGAATATCAAAACTTGCTGTTTCTACCTTCCATTTTGAAACTGGCAATATTGACTCAACAAACTGCTTTTCTCTCAAATGGGAATCTACTTTAGACTTAGTGCTTGGAGCTAATCTTCCTTTTTTTCGCATAGAAGCTCTGTTTTGCCATCTTGGTTTTCTATACCGTGTTTTTCTACTACGTCTGTTTCTTCGATACATTCTTCGTTGTTCCATCTTTCTTGAAACATCTTGTCTCAATTGAACCTCTGATTGATAAACAACTTTTCCATTTGCGATAGCAGCACAGCCGACTGTTTTACTACCTGTGTCCATACCAGCAACCACTTCTTGCTTATATTCAGTAGTATCTGCAAGAAGTTTAATAATAAATGGGGTTCTTCTAATACATTTTGCTTTACCTTCTTTTAGTAACAATCTTGCAATTACTGGTTTACAAGGCATCAAAGGTTTCCCTTCTTTGTTTAATACATAAACCTCCATCAGTTAAATCCTCCTGTAAACAGGGTAATGCGTATTGAAAGCATTGGAGTTACTTTCAAATCCGACCTCACCTCGCAGGGATATGGAAAGGTTTGACGATACAGACACCGCTCCTACCATCACAGAGCTTTTAATCTGCATCCGAAGAGGAAAGTGCTGGTGCGATACACTTTCGTTCCTATTTTCTTCCCTATCGTTTACTAACAACTTTTACCTCCTGTTAGTCTGCTGGTAACCTGTGGCTTTCTCTCAAAAGCCACGGGGCTTGCCCCGTGGTAGGTTACACTTACTCCCTTAATTGCTCCCTGATAGATACGCTAGTACCTTGCCGCGAACTTTATCATAACACAATTTTCTCGCAACGTTAAAGTCAAAGACCCGCGTCTTATCCTTTTTGACGAATGTCCACAATTCTTCAATAAACGCATCGTGCCAAACAGTATTTAATACTCGCGGTATATCTCTTGGTTCCAGCCCTCGATCAGCGTCATTCCGAATCTTGGCGATGGTTTTGTTTATCAGATCTTGTGTAACGTGTTTGGCAACAAACTTAATCTCTGGCAGATCTTTCTTGGTTGCGCCCATAGCCGCTTTACGGACTTCATCGATGTTTTGAGGGACTATCTTCGCCCATTGAGTTCGCCCATACTTATTAAGAAAATCGTAGTTCTTGATGACAATGCCTTCTGCCTTCATCGGGTTAGACGGATCTCCTAACGCGCTATTCCTATCTGCCATCTTGAATAATTCCGCATTATCAGGAACCGCGTCAACGTAAACATTAACCAAGGGAACCATCTCAATATCATAACTATTAAGTATTGGCCCATAACCCCAAACAGGTACATATGATCCATCTGTTACGTCTTGCACATCAAAAACGTAGAACTTATTCCACGCTGAATCGGGATAGACTATCGTATGATGCACTAACCACTCCCCTCGCAGGATGTATTGTGGATTCTTAAAAAGAAACTTCTTAATCCCCTCATGTCCAAGCACATACTCAACCGCGCCACGGAAGCCGGTGTCTGGTTTTCCGTCTAGCGATAGAAGGCGCTGCCTAGAAAATATAGCGATTCCATTTTCAGTATATGCGACTGTAAGATTAGCTCCATCAATCTTCTCTTGTATCACAATCGGAGGCTTATCTAATAAACCAACGACTGCGCTTGATCCAAGCCTTTCTACATGCTGATATTTGGTAACACCTGGGTAAAGCCCTTCATCTCCAGTAGCCGCCAGTTTTTCCTGAAACATCTCTGTCTTCATACCCCTCCCCCTGCTCGCTCTATCCACCTCTTTGGGCTTGTATGGCATAGAAGCTATACGCGCTGGAGATACCGTCTAAGACTCTGAAGCAAACTCCGCGTAAAGACATTATCTGCCCGACTTCCAAGCAGTTGATAGTACTCTATGAGAGATGTTACGTAGTCTTCCTGAGCGGCGCTCTCGGTATTGCCATCGCCGTAGACCGAAAAAAGGCTGTCACTAACAATATAGAGATCGCCATCCCGCTCCAACTTAATAGGCAACGGTTGAATAAGTTCCCATCCTTTAGCAATCCTACCGACAAGATACTTTGGCAAAGAAGACGATTCATCTCTAGTAGCCTCTGATTTTTCATCAAACACCTTTACTTCCATGTCTTACCTTCTCGTTGCTGGTTGTCGTCTCTCGTTCTAAGGGCATCGCGTTAGCGCGTTTTTGTAGCTCGCTAATTACTTTGTCAATAATGTTCCATACCGAATCTCTAGGTATTATCAGCGGCGGAGTCTCCTCTCCCGCATCACGAAAAGCGCTTATGTAGCGCTCAATTGCCTCGTCCTCAGTTGCCGTGTTCTCTCGCTGTCTTGGAATACTTTTAAGCTCTTCAGCCAATAGATCCATGATAATATCTCGCGCTTCCTCTATCGCTACGGCCACTTCCGCACGGGCTGGGTTGACGAGATAGCGGATAGACTTACCGCCTGGATGGACATCTACATACCACTTTCCCTTACCAAAGCTGTCACTAGGCCACATTTCGCCAACTGGCTCATATCTGACAGCGCCGGAGGGATATATATTCTTCCTATACAGCGTTTCTGTTGATCTCATGTTCATCACCTGGCCTTACTTCATTCCTCCCTAGATGTTACCGACCTGTAACATCCAACCTTACACAAGCCCCCTTCCTTGGAATGTTACCTGTCGGGAAAACCTCCCCTTAACCCCAAATACTTCCTTCGTGTTTTAACGATTTCTCTTGCTCTTCGTTCTGTAATGCCTCGTTTGGCCAACACTTTAACTATATACTTATCAGGATGTCCCTCGTAAATCAACCGCTCTGCTAGTCTATAAGGTAATAGGGTTTCACGGCTATGAGTGTAATCATCCCACGGATCAGGAGGAGGCCTTCTATCGCCTCGCTGCAATGCTGCTTTTCTGCCATGAAAGATTCTTAGATAGCGATATGGAAGTTTTCTGTATGTTCGAGCCATTATCCACTCCCTATATTAAAATACTTATTAATACCGCTATTTAACGTCACATCGCGTCACACAACATTGTGTGACATTCCCACAACAAAGCCTGAAAATATATTCACTCTGACTTTTGAGTTATCCTTATCATCATTACTTGCCCACCTTCTGCGTATTTCTCTGCATCTTTTTTCGTCTTAAATACTGGAAGCGCTCCTATTTGTCCCTCCATCCATTGAATCTGTATTGGATCTATTAGACAAAGGTTGGTGTCAATTCCCGACATTAGCTTTCCTGCCACGTAGTAAATTGCTGACTTTCCCATTCCTAAACCCCGCCAATGGGCATACCATATCCTACATGACAATCAGGCATCAATGCAACATGATGGAAGACCGCTGGATGGCTTGCAAGATTTTCAGCTTGTACTAATGTTTCTTCATCCGCATCCTTACACCAAGAAACAATTGGGATTTTCTGCACCATTAGCCAGCCTCCTCACTTTTTCTCTAATTATATCACTCCTCAAAGATTATTTCAAGCAAAACGTCAAAGTTTGTGTTAAAGGGAGTACTATGATATAATTATTTCTATGAGAATATTAACAATTCTAGGGACCCGACCTGAAGCGATTAAATTAATGCCAGTTATTAAAGAATTAGAAAAACGCAAAGATGTTGAATCACGCGTTTGTTCAACAGGGCAACATTACGAGCTTCTAAATAATCAGTTATCTATTTTTGATATTACCCCTGACTATAATCTCAAAATAATGGAGCCAGGACAAGACTTATTTGATATAACAGGAAACATTCTTGCAGGGATTAAGAAAACATTACAAAAATATAAGCCAGATAAAGTAATAGTACAAGGCGATACTACTACTGCTTTTATTGGGGCGCTGTCATCTTTCTATATGCACATCCCAGTAGTACATGTTGAAGCAGGATTAAGAACTAATGACAATTTATCTCCTTTTCCAGAGGAGGTTAATCGCAAATTGATCGACCATATTGCGGATATTCTATTTGCTCCAACGCAGTTAGCCGCTGATAATCTTATCAATGAAGGAATTTCTAATTCAAAAATCATTATATCCGGCAATACGGTTATTGATAGTTTATTATGGATGTTAAACAAGCAAAAAGATAAACAAACAAGAACACTAATTAAGCAACGGTTGTCTAATCAATTTAACATTTCAACAGAACATCCATTTATACTCGTCACGGGACATCGAAGAGAAAGTTTTGGTGAACAATTTAAAGAAATATGTAATGGTATTAAGAGAATAGCTAAGAATAATGAAATTCAAATTATATATCCAGTACATCTTAATCCAAACGTTCAAAAACCCGTCAATGACATTCTTGGACACGTGCAAAATGTTCATTTAATTCCCCCGATTGATTATGAATTATTCGTGTTTTTGATGTCAAAGTGCTTATTTGTATTAACTGATTCTGGAGGAATACAAGAAGAGGCAATATCGTTAAGCAAACCAGTGTTAATAATGCGTGATAAGACGGAAAGGAAGGAAGCTGTAGATATGGGTGGAGCTAAACTTGTCGGAACAAAATCTGAAACAATCTTTTCAGAGTCTAATAGTTTATTAAATGATAAATCTAAATATATGATGATGGTTCTACATAAAAACCCATTTGGTGACGGCAATGCGTCAGCAATCATTGTTAATGCAATCTTGACTTGACTTTAATTGCGAAACAATGTATTATAGTTTTAGTTGTAGTATATTCTAGGAGAAAGCATGGCAGAAAACGAAACAATCTTTCGAGAGCTTGGTGTTACTGGTTTAAAGACTCGCAATGGTCAAGTAGAGGAAGAATATTTACCAGACCTTAGAGGAGCAAAAGGGCGCAAAGCATTAAAGGAAATGGCAAGTACTGACCCGACAGTCGGTGCAATCCTCTACGCAATTAAACAAGTAATCAAATCAGCCGTTTGGCGAGTAGATCCAGCAGGAGATTCTGACTTAGATAAGGAAGCTGCCAGTTTTATATTTTCTAACATGCACGATATGAGTTTATCATGGAATGAATTTATATCTGAATTATGTTCCGAATATATCTATGGGTGGGCTCTTTTTGAAATTGTCTGGAAAAAACGCAAGGGACGTAAGGCAGATCCAAAGTCACAATACAATGACGGAGCAATTGGCGTTCGGAAGCTAGCTATACGCGGACAAAATACGTTAGATAAATGGCAATTCGACGAAAACGGCGGGGTTAAAGGAATGTGGCAATCTAGGCCATTAGGACAAGCCCCATTATTCATTCCAATAGAAAAGTCTTTATTGTTTAATACAGACTCTCGACGCGGTAATCCAGAGGGTAGAAGTATTCTTGCAAATGCGTATACTTCATATTATTATGCTTCTAAAATTAAGCCAATAGAAGCAATAGGGATAGAGCGAGACTTAAATGGATTACCAATGCTAAGGGTTCCTATAGCGATAATTACAGATCCAAATAATGCTGCCATCTATCAAACATGTAAAGATCTCGTTGTAAACGTCAGGCGTGATGAGCAAGAAGGATTGTTAATTCCATACGACAAAAATAATCCAGACGCATACGAGTTTTCACTTCTTAGCTCTAGCGGCAAAAGACAAATCGATACTAATGAGGTGATAAACAGATATAAGATTGAGATAGCCCAGACTGTTTCATACGATTTTATTTTCTTAGGGCATGGAAGCATAGGATCTTATGCGTTAGCTAGAGCAAAAAGCAACGCAGCAGAGCTTGCAATTCTTGCGCAGCTTGATAGCATCGAAGGAGTCTTAAACTCACACTTAATTCCTAGATTAATAGAAATTAATCCAAGATTTAATGGTATAGTAAAATATCCTAGAATAAAGTATTCTATAGCCAAGATTCCAACATTAAGCGAAATATCACAGATCATTACATCTTTGGCAAAAGCAAATGTTAATGTTGCTGAATCACTAGATATTGTCAATCACGTTCTTAATGAAGCAGGTCTTCCTCCTCTCACAATATCTGTAGATTTAGAAGATATAGAAAACGAAGCAAATAACGATAATTTATTAGAAGATGAGTTATAAAAATATAGGAGTAAAAATGCTATTTGACTCAATAAAGGAAAGAAAAAGAAAAAAGATCATAGATGAGGTTATTGCAGGAGCTATAAAAACAGGATATGGTCCCCCGCCAGTTTTTTTCACGCCATCTGAATTTCAGAAATTTCAAGAGGCGATTAAAACAGCAAATGAGTATAACGAACTATTTGCTACAATAAAATACCCTAAAACGTTACGGCCATCCATATCTAAGGAGAATCACAATGTGGAAGACGGAGTATTGTTCTAATAATGTAAACAGACCAAATGAATTTATTGTTTATGCTGATTGTTATAATACGGAATGCAAAATCATGCTTTCGTTTGACGAAACGCTAGAGATTGATTCTGTATTTGAATTACCATACCCAATAGTATCAGAATCTAGTGCATTAGAAGCACTAAAAGATATATCAATTGATATAAGCTCTGGATCTTTTGTTACAAAAAAAACATTATCTCCAGGCGTGTCAACTTATCCATCGCTGTGGCCTGAAAGCGTTGTTAAGACATGGGATTCCTGGCCGAACAGTATACGCAACGAGCTTCGTAAAATAGGATGGAGTCAAAGGGATTGTCAAAAGATAATTAAAACAAAAGAATGGCAAAAATTTAAGGAAACACAAGATCCCGTATATCTTATTCCTATCAACAAGATGATGCCGTCAATGCTTGCGGTTGACGAAATCAATGAATGGCCGTCTGTTTCTGTCATTATAGGCAAAGGCCAATACGTGCCAGGGGTTAAGCATGAAGGTATAATAGAATATCATATAACACAAAGCGACATTTTTGAAGAGGGGCCGCTTATTATTGTAAGAGGTGAATATAACATGGAGGGTTTAACATGCGTAATTCGTGATAAGGATGATTTTCAAACAGAAGAATTTTGGAAGATTAACCCAAATGACTCTGAACTATCATTTGTTATTGGATCTCTTAATACTGAATACGGTGTAACGATACAGTCAATCATTTACCCGTCGAGTATTATTAAAAGTCAAGCGATAGAAGATTGTAAGAATCGCAATGGAACGCTAATTGATAATACAGGTGAAGTTATACAGTTTTCCGTAAGTGGTTCCGCAAATTTGCCATTAGCAGATCGTCAACACGAATGGAGCGCTTCCGCAGCAATGAAAAGGGTAAGAAGTTGGGCCGCAGCAATAAGTAAGCCAAACGAGAAATATAGAAGCGCCTTCTTCTATTATGATAGCGACAATGCTGATAATTTTACTGCATATAAACTACAGTTTGCTAATATTGTGAACGGAAAACTTACAGCTATCCCGCGAGGTATTTTTGCTGTGGCAGCAGTTCTTCAAGGGGCCCGTGGCGGTGTAGATATACCTGATAGTGATAAGGCTAAGATAAAGTCAAAGGTAGCTGCTTATTATGCGAAAATGCGAAGAGAGTTTGACGATGAGACAATAGTTGTTCCGTGGGCTCAATAAACGAGGAGATAGAAATGGAAAATCCATTAGTTCTTATAAGAAACGACTGGTATCCACCAAAGGGTGTTTCTGCTTTGCCTGTCAGCATACAAAACAGTGTTCCAAAAGACATGAGATATTGGGAGGAGGAGGATAGTAATAAGCGTGAAGAAATGTTAGACATGTTACGTAAAAGTTGGAACGGTCAAGACTTTGAACAACCAGACAACGTGCGTATTGCTAAATCTAACTATGAAAAACAGTGGATATTTGGAGTTGTCCTCTCTCCACATGAAATAGATTCTTATGGAGATTACGAAACCCCAGGAGAGATAGAAGATGCAATAGCATCCTATATGTTAAATATTTGGAAGGGACAAAAACCAGAAACTGTTGGCAGTGAACATGAAAAGCCGATTGAGGCAATACCTATACAATGCTTTCAAGCGCCTGTTGATTTTTGGTATGATGGATCGCCTCACACGCCTGAATATATGGTTCCTAAAGGTTCTTGGGTTTTGGGTGTACATATTTTAGATAAGAATGAATTTGAAAAAGCTGTTTCTGGAGAATATTCTGGTTTTTCTATGCAAGGAACAGGAATGAGAAGAAAGGCTGGGTAAAATGAATAGGGGAGGCAATATATTAAAACAACAAAAAGTTACGGTCAAAGCAGCCGCGAGGATGCTTGGTATATCAACCAGCTTTGTATATAAGCTAATTCATTCTGGTGATATACATTATATTCGTATTGGTAAAAGTATACAAATACCAATTGACGAATTACGAGAATATATGTTAGAAAACTTCCACGATTAACCTTTTAAAAGAAATCCATTACATCTCTTCTCCCCAGGCAGGATCGCTTATTCTTTGTTCTTCTAAACTGCAATTCATTGTGTCAATTATTCCAGAACGACCATCATTTCTGTTTTTCAACCAATGTATTTCTATCTTTGATTCTTTATCATTGTAAGATTCTTCCATCGTTTTTGCTGCATCAGCATATTCTGGTCTAAATAAGCCTATTGCAACGTCAACATTGTTCTCAATTCCCCCCGACCCTCTAAGCATCCAAAGCCTGGGACGCTTGTCACTAGTCCCCATTACTTCGCGATTAAATTGTGAACCAATAACTAATCCTATGTTATGTTTTTTCGTAAACAGTAATAATGTTCTTGTGATGCTCTCTAACTCAGTTGCTCTATTTTGAGAGCTAACATCCCCTATTAATTGCAAATAATCCAGGTAAATACATTGTATTCCGTTATGTAATACCATTTGTCTCATTTCTCTCATAATACCGAATAGAGAACTAGCCCCCAGGGAAACTAACCAGATTGGTAATATTAATATTTCCCCAGCCGCTTTTCTGACAATATCCATTGGTTTATATGCTCTCTGCTTGTCTGGTAACAACATGTGTCTTATCAGCAGTCTATTCATAATAGCATCATTAGTCATTTCCAGCGAAATTATGCCAACCTTGATTCCTTTTTTGGCTTGTTTATATGCCATATTTAACATTGTCAAACTTTTGCCAGTGGATGAAGACCCAGCGATAAGGGTCAACTGTCCTCTCAAATCAGAGATACGGTTGTCTAAAGTTTTAAAACCCGTTGTAAGATACCCTTCTGGTCTCCCTGTGTTTTTTTCTGCTTGTAGTCTTTCGATAAATTGTGGTTCTAATTCCGATATTTGCTTAATCTCGCTGTTTGCATTTTTGTCAATAATTGCTCTATTAACAACCTCAAGGGTTTTTTCCTGCATCTGAGGAATATCATCTTCAGAATGATAGCCAATTTCTAGTAATTCATTTCCTGCATTGATAATCTTCCTCTTTCTGCTTGCAGCGACCACCATTTGGACGTAATGCTCAAATGAAGCAGTGGTTGTTACATAGCTAATTAGGTCACTAAGATAAATTGGCCCACCAATTTTATCAAGACGTTCCGTATCTCGTAAATATTGAGTTACTCCAATAATATCAGCAGCGCGTCCAGCATAGAATTGTTTGGTTATTGCCTTGTAAATATCGCGATGCTTCATGTTGAAGAAATCATTCACTTCTATGATTCCTTCTGATAATGAAATTACCCTGTCTGGCTCTAACATCATTGAACCCAGAACAATCTTTTCAGCTTCTTCTGAGTGAGGCAATTGCATTAACGCCATCGACCTTCTCCTTGCTCTCTAATAATATCAGTAAAATCCATTGGCTCAACTTCCCGTTCTCTCGCTTTGCTGCGATCTACTTCTCTGTCAGCAGACCAGTATGGGTATTCTTTATAGCATGATCCCCATAGATATTTTTCCCACGGAACGTCGCTCCTAAAAGGAATTTTCGGGTTATTAAAAAAATCAACGAGAAAATCTAATGGAAATTTTGTGAGCATATGAGCTATTACTGGATAAACAACCTTCATCCCGTTTGTTGCTTTCCAACCATCTCTTTATGCTTGATTGTTCCAAATTCAGTCTTTAATTTATTTGTTTTTTCAGCTATGGTGAGATTTGGGAAAGCTATTTCTTTTTCAGTATTGTTTTGATGTGCAGTAAAATCAGAAAATGTACTTTTAGAAGAAGATTGCTTTTTATCTTCTTCTAAAAGAGAAGTCTCTTCTGTAGTAGTCTCTGTAGTAGTCTCTGGTAACGCACCTAAATCGTTTTGCTTTGAAGCTAAATCATTTTGGTTGGAGGCTAAATCATTTTGGTTGGGAGTGATATTATTATTTGGCAGAAGCGAGCTTATATTTCTATATCCTTCTAAGTCGTAACCAATTTTGTGTAAAGACTGGCTTAGGATTGATAGATTAACCCTATATTGTAATGTTTTATCCCACTTATATTTAGGGTTTCTTCTTTCTGTTAGTACATTAATATCAATTAATGCTTTTAGATATTTGCGTATTGTTGGTGACGACATTCCCAACATCAATTCGTTATTGAGGTCTTCTGCTGTCTTGTATATCCATCCATGTGATCGTGGAAATTCAACGTTGCTTTCCGCATTTTCTTTTTGTTGCCTAGCGGTTTCTTCTTCAACCCACGTATCAACGTCATTCATTCTATCCGTCCAGTATAAAAACTGTTGAAGGATGAGCGCACTTATGAATGATCCAGTTAATTCTACATATTCTTCTTTTATAATAGCTCTCTTTAGTTTTTTCATGTTGCTAACTCCTTTTCCAGGGGTTTTTCTTGTTCTTGTGAATGATATGCACATCTCTTCAACTGTGCTATATTTAGTAATTCCGCATTGTCAAGATCTACAAGCAATGTTTTTGGTAATTGTAATGAAATGCCAGGAAAAACAAACGGAGCTAGTGGTTGATCTGTTATGTATATAGTACGCCCGTTTAGATTGTAACTTGCTGTGTAACCCATACTACCACTCCTTGTGGGTAAAGTTTGGCAGGTGGGATTGCCCCCACAAACAGGACATCCATTGCTGGCAAGGCCCCGGCTCCCCCGCCTGCCTACATACATATTATATCATCTTTTCAGAAAAGTCAAGCAAACTAGCCAAAATTAATTTCTCAAGGAGAAGATTCTAGTCAATCTTCACCCACAACTGTCATTATACAACTTTTTTGCCTTAATATTCAAGCTCATCATTTTGATGCAGTATTTGTCTGCATTATTCTCCATCCGATTGCTATTGCTCCACAAAATCTGTGGTTGTCTTTTCCAAATAGTTCGTTTGTGCAGTAAAATCAGAAAATGTACTTTTAGAAGAAGATTGCTTTTTATCTTCTTCTAAAAGAGAAGTCTCTTCTGTAACACTACTATCTGTAACACTCTCTTCACTTTTTACGGTGATAGGGGTATCGCTTTTCTCGGTGCTAGGTATCAACTTTTCCGTTGATAGGGGGTAAAGTCTGCGTTCTGTTATCTCGTTTTTGTCGTTACGGATAATGATGTTTTTAACATATCCTTTCTTTACAAGTATCGATATGTTGTTAGAAACAGTGCTTTTGCTTAAACTAATTTGTTCTCCTATCCATTGATTTGAAGCATAACAATATCCACCTTTGACGGACAAGCCTTCTATGCGTCCCCAA